CGGTATCGCGATCCAGAAAGCTGGCAGCGACGGTCAGCCGATGATCGCCCGAGAGCAAACCACGTACCAGCTGAACCTTTATGGACACGGAGACGACGCGTACGAATTAGTTACGACTCTAGCGACTCTCGCGAAGCTTCTGCGCAATCAGCGGCACGCGATCGAAACCAAGTTTCCGCGTCACAAACTCGCAAATGACGGGACTCGCTTTGGCCCGGGGCAGGCAATTGTCACGCCCGGGATCATCAAGGCCGAGTTGGTCGCACAATATCGCCAAGATGAGTACAACGGACTTGTTGAGGACACGCGCAACTTCAAGCGCTTCCTAATTGTTGAACGCGATCCGAACAATCCGAATCGCGTGAACGTCCTGTATCCGCCAGACCTCATCAATCAGTTGCGCATCTTCGCGGTGCTGGCGCAATTCCGTCTGCAATACGATCGTGGAATTGACGTCGAAGTCATCGGCGTGAGCGGCACGCAACTGGCGGTGTCGCAGGCGGCGTAATTCCTTTCGGGCCCGCGCCCGACCTCCAAATGTCTTGATCAAACAAACAGCCGCGCGCGGGAGGCGGCTGTTCCTCTTGGCCCGTCGTGATGACGCGCCACTGAATGCTCCCGGCCCGTCGTGATGACGCGCCATTCCCAACAGATGGAGTTACGACGATGGCACAGCGCATTGCTGGCATTGCTTTCCTACAAGTTGACGGTTTCCAACTTGCCCTGCGGGGCAACTTCACAGTTTCGCCGAGCGCGGTCGAGCGCACGATGATCGCGGGACAGGACGGAGTTCACGGGTATCAGGAACTTCCACGGGTGCCCTACATCGAAGGCGACATCAGCACAGTCCCGGGCATCTCGCTGGAAGACCTGGAAGCCGAGACAGACGTGACGGTGGTGGCCCAACTCGCCAACCGTATTCAGTACACGCTGGTCGGGGCGACCTGCAAAGGCGGGCTCGAAGCCAACACTCGCGATGGTCAGGTGCGCGTGCGTTGGGAAGGTTTGTGGTGCGAGGAAATTCCGCTTTAAAGTATCAACAAACAAAAGGTGAGCGATGAACGTACAAGAAAAACGACCGAAGTTTCGGGAAGGCTTCATCGAAGCTGATGGCGATGAGATCAAGACGGTTGAGGGTTCGCCTGCTGACCTGCCGCCAGCGCCGGAAGACGAAATATTCGTCGAGACTTGGCCGATCACTGTCAAGCTTCTGTTCAAGCCGATCAGGAACGACAAGGGCGACATGCTCAAGGAACTGTCATTCCGCGAGCCGCGCGGTGGCGACATCAATCGCTACGGCAATCCATGCCGGGTGAACCAGGACGGCGACGTTGTGATCGACGAGCGCAAGATGTCGCTCATCATGGCCGCGCTCACTGGCATCAACATGCCATTTCTTGAGGCGATGGACCCGCGCGACTGGAATTCCTGCGCTTATCGTCTTCGCGCTTTTTTTCTTCCCGATCCTCGGGCTTGGTAGGTAGCGACCAGGATTTGGTGTTGGACTGCTACCGTCTAGCTCGCTGGTATCATCAATCTCCCGAACATTTTCTGGCAATGCCGCTGACCGATGTGCGTCTTCATCTGATGCGCACGGCGCAATTGGCGCGCATTATGGAAGCGGAAGCTAGCAGCGATGGGAACTGAGTTTGAGGAACTCAAGTTAACCGTCACGCTGGTCGATAATACGTCCGCGTTGATCGTCCAGCTTAACCAGACGTTGCTGTCGGTCAATCGGCAGGCAGGCGCTGTTGGCGCGACGTTGAACCGGCTTTCTGGTCACGCCAATGTATTCGGCAGTCAAGCGCGTGGCTTGGCTTTCGAAATCGAAAAACTCTACATCAACATTCCATTTCTCGGCACGCAGTTGCGTGGCCTGACGCCGAAGATCGAGTCGTGGATTGTATCGCTGCCGCTATGGACGAGATATGCCGGGTTTGCCACGGCGGCGGTCGCAGCCCTTGGTGTCGGGCTTGTCAAGTTAGGCCAGTCGCTGGGTGAGTTTGCCAAAAACAAGGTGGCTCAGGGTGCACTGGCGCGGTCATTGGGGATTACAGCGGGAGAATTCGAGGTTCTGCAAAAGCAATTGACCTCGGTCATGTCGAAGCAGGACTCGCAGCAAACCATCATTGCGCTCGGTCAAGTAACGCAGGCGATGCAGGACGGAAGCAGTGAGTTGCGCCGGGAGTTCATTCAGGGAGCGGAACGAAAGTATCAAGACCAAGCAATCATGATCGCGGACGGCATCGCGCGGCTTGGCAAGGGTGGCAATCTCGCGCAGGTGTCGAATTTCATCAAAGCGTCGCTGCAAAAGTCCTACGAACAGACAGCGGCTGGCCCTGGCGGCTTGCTGGCGGCCGGGCGCGATCAAGCCGAGATGTTGAGACGGCTGCATTTGCCAGCGAACTTCATGTCAACGCCGACGTTGCGGGACGCAACGGCCGAAGAGGTGAAGCATGAAGAAGAAGTCCTGGAACTGTCCAAGAACATGGCAGTTGAGTGGGGCAAGGTTGTCGTTGGTGCACAAAACACGATCGAGGCTATCGAAAGTCATTTGCTGCGTCCGATGCATGATCTCGCTGAGGGGATACTTAGTCTAGCCGATGAATGGGACAGCACGATCGGAGGCACGCTTGAGAGTACGCTGAAGGAATTGAATGCGATTTTGACCGGGGTCGAATTCATCTTCAACATGAAGGATAAAATCAAGGGCGCGCTCACGGGCGAGCACGCGGTCGGCGGCGCAGGCGGGGCTGTTGTTCCTCCGTTAACAGGATCGGATTTTTTCCATTTTGGACCCGGTGGTGTTATTGGTCCGTTGAACCCATACAAGGGGTTTTTTGGTGGTGGTGGAATTAAGCAGGAGCAGAAAAACGATATAACACAAAATCAGACCAAGGAGCTTAGCGACCTCAACGACAGCGTCAGTCGGTTACTCCAAAAGCTAGGACCGCGTGGCATTCCTAAGCTTGGTCGCGGTGGCATCATCACCAGTCCGACGCTGGCATTGATTGGGGAATCCGGCCCGGAAGCTGTCGGACCATTGCGTGCGATGCAAGAGGGCGGTGTTGTTGATAAGCCAACCCTGGCGTTGCTCGGTGAGGGTGGACCAGAAGCCGTTGTGCCGCTCCGACGTGGTCGGGCGCTGTCGGCGCCGAATGTGCCTGGGGCGGGCAGGTCTAACATACGAATTCCCCACACGGCCGAAGAACGGGCCGGATGGCAACAATACTTCACGAATCCGCTGGCGGACATTGAACAGGAAATGTCAGCGCAGCGCAGTGTGGCGCGGCAAGCTATCGCGTCAATTCCAGCATCAGGCGGGCCAGATTTTGACCCGGCCACAGGTCCTGATGCTGGCGCTTTGCTTGGTGCTGGCAAGGCTGCGTGGGAGACTTTGAAGTATTTGAAATCTCCGATCGGTGCGATTGCGCATACGACGATTGGGCGTGTGGCTGGCGGCGCGTTTGGTGGGCGTGGCGAAGGAAGCGATTTATTTGCTGATATTTTGGGTGGATTTGTTCCAGGTAGTCCGAGCGCTGGTTTTGAATCGGCGATGGAATACGCAGAAAAAACGTCCAAAGTCTTGAACCTGCTTCCCAACGAAAAAGTGCTTTCGCGTATGAGGATCGGTTCAAAGATTTTGGAGGCTGGCAGGGCTGCTGTTGGTAGTGAGGCCGTGCGCAGCCTCCTGGATCGAAGTCTTATCGACCGGAAACAGGGTGCGGTGCTGCAAGCCAATCAGACAGGAAACAGCGATATAAACGTCGAAGTGCCGCCTGACGCGCAGGCGGGACCTTCAGACGATTTATTCAAGCAGCACCGGATCGTTCGGCAAACCCAGATGGAAAAAGCCAGAGAGGGGCCACCAGGGGAAGGTGTCTTTATCCCTTCTGAGACCGGCGGGCGTGGTGAGCGAATCTACACTGCGCCGGGCGGCGGGGTACGCGGGTAAAGATGGCCGAGTTTGAAGAACTCAAGCTTACCGTCAATTTAACCGACAACGCGTCGGCCGGGCTGGTCGCGCTGCGCAATCAACTCGCTACTGTGCAGCAGTCGGCGACGCAAAGCGTCCAGCCATTTCAGACCGTTGCAAGGCAAACACAGAGCCTCGGTACGCAGGTCAGGGCGTTAGCAACGGAATTACAGAAACTGGCCAGAGGCGTTCCTGTTCTTGGAAAACAGTTAGGAGGGTTGACGCCTCAGCTTGAGACCCTGATTACAAAAATGCCGATGTTTTCGCGCGGCGCTATCCTGGGGGCGAGTGCCGCTGGCGCCTTGGCAATTGGCGCGTATCGCTTGAGCAACTCGCTTGGTGACTATGCCAGGGGGCAAATCGCGCTTGGCGCGTTAGCACGGGCTCTCGGTGCACAGGCAGGCGAAATAAAAGCCATCTCAGATCAGATGCGTGGAATATTTAATGAGCAAGAGGGGCAAGCTCAGGTCCAAAGATTTGTTGAATGGCTTCAGGACATCTCACAAGCGCAGAGCGAAACACGCGAGAAGTTTCGCCAGGGCTATGGCCCGACCGGCGAAGAGTTAATGAAGAATGCCGTTGAGATATGGAACAAACAAGGTATTGCGCAAGCATTGAATTATTTCATTATCACTACCAACGAGTCGTCTGCAAAGGCAGTTGGGGAGGTGGGCGCGCAGGCGGCCGGTAGGCTGACGAAGGAAATGTTGTCGAAAGAATCCGGCGGTCCCGGTTTGGACGAAGCCATACGCGACATTCCTTTTCTCAGACCACCGACGGCTGCTGAAATCAGGCAAGCGGATCAGCGTTTGCAAAACGCGCTCGCCATGCAAAGGGCCTGGACCGATCTTTATGGTGCGATCGATAAGCTCTCGGCAAAAGTTGCAGTATCGTTGATCCCGTACATGGAT